TAAAATATCGTCTCGAATATTTTGATTTTTCTTTTCAATATTAATAATTCGTACAAAGCTATTAGTCACTGCGGCAGTGAAGTATGCAAAAGGATTATTACTTTTTGATTCGTCAAATTGTAAACCCACTTGTGTCAGTTGTAAAATAGCTTGTGCTCGCATTTCATCGTTGTAGGTATAGCCTCTGACATTACCTCGGGTAGCATAACGTTCACACAATTTGATATACATACGTGCTAGTGTGTCAGTGATCTGGCCATGATCTTTGCTAAATCGTCCTTTGTCCACGGTACCTTTCCAGTGACTACGGCCTACACAAATTAATTCATCATTTTCGTCAAATTTCCAATGTTGGAAAGGAGGAAAATTCACTTTATCTCTTCCATCAGCTTCGGACTTTTGAACTTTTTTTCTTGTTTTGTTCACAGGAATATGTTCATAAGTCATGATCCTGAATACCAAATCAATCTTTGGAATTTTTTTGTAGTCAATTTCGCAATCAGCTATTTTGACTTTTTCTCCTGCGGCTTTTCTTCTTGAATAATTTTCGTCGCCTATTCTTTTGGCACGACTGCGTTTGGCGTCAGCCACAGTTCTAATATTGATTTTTTCAACATTGGGTAATATGATATCATACTGATGGTATTCTGGTTTAGTATAGCTAGAGTAAGAATTTTTACTTCTATGAATTTCCTCTAGCAGATCTCGATTATTAAGATAGTTTGTGGTCATTAAGACTCCTAAGGTCAGAATTATTATAATATACGTACTTTTAAAAGTCAACTAAATATTTGCCAAGGAGCATGATTATGCCTAGTTTTTTTGACAGTGTAAAATCGGCAGTAGATCAGTCATCGAGTACGTTTGGTGCTATAGCAAACGGTCTCAATACGGTCAATAAATTGAGTACTATTGCTAATAATTTATCAAATCCTAGTAAAGTAATGAGTACTATTCGATCTTTCAACCTACCCAAAGGCGGAGAAGTTAAATCCGATAGTCCAATGGCAACGGCCAAGATGGCCGATACTAACAATGATTGGCGAGCAAGATTGAACATACTTGATACATCGTTTTTTGATAATGCACCGATTCTTGCACCGATTAAACAGACAGGAGGATTGATATTTCCCTATACTCCCACTATAAGCATAGGTAGTTCAGCTGGTTACAGTGATCAAGCTATGACTCATTCTAACTATCAATTTGTTTACTATCAGAGCAGTAGAGTAAATGAAATTAGTGTAGTGGGTGATTTTCCTGTAGAAGATTCTGATCAGGCAGCATATTGGCTTGCTGTTTTACATTTTTTAAGAAGTGTGACCAAGATGTATACTGGAAATACTGGGGATTCTAACCCAGGTAACCCGCCTCCCATATTAAATTTTAGTGCATACGGAGATTTTGTTTTTAAAAATGTTCCTGTAGTAGTTACAAATTTTAATATACAATTAGGCAAGGAAGTTGATTATATTGCTGTAAATCCCTTGGCAAAAAATAGTAGTACTAGTGGTAGTGGGTCAAGTGGAGCAGATAACTTGTCTAAAACAGCCAATTTATTGTCAACAGGTCTTAGTGCATTTGGACAAACCAAAGCAGCTAATCTAGTAAAAACAGGAGCAGCTCTTGTAGGTGCTGTATCCGCTCTTGGGGGTGGTGCAAAAGGCAGTGCAGGAACGCCAGGTGGTCCTGGAGAATCCCATGTTCCTACTAATAGTTCAATAACCGTAAATCTTAGACCGGTATATAGTAGAGAAAAAATTAGAAATTTCAGTCTTAACACTTTTATCAAAGGTGGATATGTTGGGCAAGGATATCTATAATGGCTGAATATAGTTCAACAAGCCCTTGGTTTAACACACCTACTAATAAGAATTATCTTGACTTGTTGAGTATCAGGCCAGTCAGTGCCGAAGCAGACGACTTCCTTTACACCATAGAAAGTCAATACAGTTATAGGCCTGATCTATTAAGTTATGATTTATACGGAACTCCGGATCTTTGGTGGGTTTTTATACAGCGTAATCTAGATGTATTACAAGATCCTGTATTTGATTTTATACCAGGAATACAAATTTATATACCAAAAAAGTCTAGTCTAATAAAAGTTTTAGGAGCCTAATATGGGATTTGACCTAGGTAGTGCTGCTACTAATTTAGTAAGTTCGGCGGTGAATAAAAGTCTAAGTAGTTCAGGATTAGTTAGTGGGCTACAAAATAAAGCTGGATCACTATTAAGTGGTGTGGCAAATAAACTATTATCCGGAGCCGGCGGCCTACTTAAAGATTTAACATCAGGAATCCCTGGCCAATTTCAACAAATTATTGACTATTCTACCCAGGCTCAAAAACAAGACATACTTGGCAGTCTTGCACAAGGTACTAGTATTGCACAAATAGAAGAAAAGCCTCCTTTTGCAAACATACTAAATCAATATGCAAGCTACAACTATATCTGGACCATGTGGGTATTACGTCCTTATGATTTGAATTTTCCAGATGTAACTTATAGAAAAGGTGTTACAGGAGATATCATATTAAAAAGTGGCAGCGGAGAACCTGATAATAGAATCCCCCTAACTAATTACAAAAGTAAAACATCAAATCCTTCTGGTAAATTTGACTTTTTCATAGACAATGTTCGTATTGGCGGACTGATAGGACTAGATAAAAATACAGGAAACACCAACGCTAATAGTATTAGTTTTAAAGTTATAGAACCTTATAGCTTGGGATTATTCTTTCAAACCCTACAGGCAGCAGTTTATAAATCAGGATCTAAGTCTTGGAATAATGTGCCTATAATGTTGAGATTGGAGTTTACAGGACATAAAGATCAATACGAGTTAAATGTCAAAGTGCCCAAAGCTACCAAATATTTTCCTTTAAAAATTATGAATATAAGCATGAAGGTCAGTGGCAATGGCTGTACTTATGATTGTACTGCTATACCATGGAACGAACGTGCTTATAGCACAGCCATAAGCACGGCCAAAAGTCAAGTTACTATAGAAGGAAAAACAGTTCAGGAAATGTTACAGAGTGGTCCAAAAAGTTTACAGTATACTCTTAACAAAATAGAAAAAGACAAGGCTGATGCTAAAAAAACACCTGTAGCAGATAAAATATTAATTCTTTTCCCCATAGATACTAAAACTTCTAATAGTGACGGCGGCGATAAAGATATTAATAAACCTCCAGGAGCTGTAGTAAATCCTGCTGATCTAAAAATAATTAATCAGAATCTTTATAAAAGGTTAGGTGTATCAGGTGATGTTAGTCCTATTCAAATAGACAATGTCAATACCATAGGCACATCCACTATGGGGTTTGGCGATTTACAACGGGCCAAACAGGCATTTGGTGAAGAAGCCGAAGTATACGATTCCAAAGCAGGAGTATTTAAAAGAGGCAGTATTAAAATAGAATCGGAGCAGGGAGTAGCAGAGTTTGCCCAAGGCAGTAATATTCCTAATATGATAAATCAAATAATTCTAGTCAGTCAATATGGAAGACAGGCCTTGGAAAGTGTAGACAATGATGGGTTTGTTCCTTGGTGGAGAGTGGAAACTCAACTATATCTTTTAGATTCCGACGAAAATGTAGCAACAACTGGAAACTATGCCACTTTGGCAGTGTATAGAGTAATACCGTCGGCTATACATAGTAGTAGATTTTTACCGCCAGAAGACAGACCCAAAGGCATAGAAAATTTAAAAAAGGTAGCTCTTAAAGAATACAACTATATCTATACTTCAAAAAATATTGACATCATAGATTTTAATATTGAATTTAATAACGGATTCTATAAACAATTAACCGTAGATATGGGAAAAAGAAATCAAGGTGTATTGACCAAATCAACAACAGGCAGTGACGCAACCAGTGAAACTAAAACTGACAGCGGTAAAACTCCTCCTACTACTAATACTGAAGCAAGACCAGCTAAAGATGGCGCACCTGTAATCAATGATGCCATTAGCATTGGCAGTAATAAAAGTCCTACAGGGGACGATGACCCAGGTACACTGGCTGCAAAAGCATTTAACGAAGCTATAAATTCCATGTTAGACATGGTACAATTAGATTTAAAAATCCTAGGTGATCCTTATTACCTGGGCGATAGTAATATGGGAAATTATTCAGCACAAAAGACCAATTTAAGGGGCATCAATAATGATGGCGCCATTGACGGTCAAAGTACAGAAGTTTATATCACAGTGAACTTCAGGAATCCCATAGACATTGATTACACCACAGGCTTATATGAATTTGGTCAAGGTAAAATAGTTCCACAATTTAGTGGATTATATAGAGTAGGCGAAGTGCAAAATGAATTTAATAATGGGCTTTTCACACAAAGTCTTAAACTAATGAAAATGCCTAATCAAGACACTGATAAAAACGCTGCACCTAAAGAAGGCAAAACCTTGGTGGATACTATTTTAAAAACACCTGTGCCTTCGCCTAAAGAAGCCGCAGCAGAACCTAACGGATATGAAGACGTTGTAGGAGGTCCATAATAATGGCAGAGGAAAATAGAGCCCCTATAGGTAAACAACCAGAAAATAACACAGGAGTTTTGTTGGCCAAAGTGGTCAGTCATCTAGACCCTTCATATATGGGCACATTAGAAGTGGAATTATTGAGCGAAGTAGGTAGTACTCCTAGAACAGCAACACAGTTACGTAAGGTGAAATATCTAAGTCCTTTTATGGGGGCCACAGCCATTGAGTTTGCCGGCAAAGACGACAATTACGGAAACACACAAAAAAGTTATGGAATGTGGATGATACCGCCGGATGTAGGCACCACAGTCATGGTGGTATTTGTACAAGGTGATCCTAAAAGAGGTTATTGGATCGGTTGCGTACAAGACAATGACATGAATTTTATGATACCAGGGTATGCTGCCACAACTTTTACAAATGATCAAAACGTAAATGCAGATCTTAAAGGACGTACAGGAAGAATTCCTGTAGCAGAGTACAACAAAACAGCACAAGAACAAATAGGAAATGACACAACACTAACTAAAAAACCAAAACATCCTTTTGCCACCATACTGGAACAACAAGGATTATTACTGGATGACATTAGAGGAATTACTAGTAGCAGTGCTAGAAGAGAATGGCCCAGTGCCGTTTTTGGTATTAGCACACCGGGACCCGTTGACAAGCAAGCCGATGCACCAAAAGGCAAATTAGGCAAAAAAGAAACTGAAACTACAGCCTTTGTCAGTAGGTTAGGGGGTTCTAGTTTTGTCATGGATGATGGTGATGATAAATTTCTTAGGAAAACAACGCCCAGTGAAGGTCCGCCAGACTATGCCAGTATAGAAGAAGGGGAAGAAGGCGATGTTACTATTCCTCATAACGAATTAATAAGATTAAGAACTAGAACCGGGCATCAAATATTATTGCACAACAGTGAAGATTTAATTTATATTGGTAATGCTCGTGGCTCAACTTGGATAGAATTAACCAGTGATGGCAAAATAGATATTTTTGCCCAAGACAGTATTAGCATACACACTGGAAATGATTTTAATTTTTATGCTGACCGCGACATCAATATGGAGTGTGGACGCAATTTCAATGTCAAAGTGGCAGAAAATATGCAAACCGAAGTGGGGCAGGATCAGACTTTAATAGTCGACGGCCTACAAGCCAACCATGTCAAGGGCGATGTTAATACCACTTTCGAGGGCAACTATCTTCACACAATTTTAGGAAACTTTGATCTTAGCACAGATGGCAATAATAAATTAACAGCTGGAGGTAATTCAGAACTTAACTCCGGCGGCAACAATGTGATCACAGCCGGTGGAGCACTTGATATTAAAAGTGGGGGAGCCAGTAAATGGACAGGCGGCGGCGCAACTAGCATTGGAGGTGCAAGCTTGGTTCTTAGTGCTAGCTCAATTAATCTTAACGGACCAGCTGCACCAGAAGCAGCCACAGCGGAAGTGGCAGAAAAAGCGGAGTTGCCAGATCCTTTGTCAACTCATAGTGTACCAGACGAGCAGGGTGATGAATTTGTACAAACTATCATGCAGCGTGTGCCAACTGCCGAACCGTGGCCACATCATGAAAATTTAGATCCTTTGAATTTTAAATCAGATATGACAGACAGAGAAGCAGAAGATGACATTGCTGTTCCTGAATTTTGGAGTGTATACTCCACGGCGATTGATACATTTTCTAAGAGCAAAAAGGATTAAATATTTTTATGGCTATTCAAAGACTATACGAAAAACTTATTGTTAAAGGCAATAATGCTCGAGCACAACCGCCGTTACCAAGAACATACAGAGGTTTCAGTACTATAAGCACTGACAGTGAATCATACTCATTATATGACTTGGACTTAATTAAACAAGATTTACTTAATCACTTTCACGTAAGACAGGGTGAAAGATTAATGAATCCAGAATTTGGTACTATAATTTGGGATGTAATTTTTGAACCATTAACTGAAGATTTAAAAAATTTAATAATAAAAAATGTCGAGGACATTATTAACTATGATCCCAGGGTTAGAGTTAATAATATTACAATCACTGCCTATGAAACTGGTATTCAAATCGAATGCGACTTAACTTATCTTCCTTACAACATTTCAGAATCTATGCGTTTTAAGTTTGATCAAGATAACGGATTAATAGGATAAACTACCATATTATTACACACTATAAATATCAGAACAAGGATTAAACATGTCATCTACCGACAGACAAAATAGATTACTCGTAGCTGAAGATTGGAAGAGAATTTATCAAAGCTATAGAAATGCCGATTTTCAAAGTTATGATTTTGAAAATCTACGCAGAGTAATGGTAGATTACCTTAGACAGAATTATACTGAAGACTTCAACGACTATATTGAAAGCAGTGAAGATCTAGCATTGATAGATATGATTGCTTTTTTAGGACAAAGTATTGCATTTAGAGTGGACCT